CACTAACAGTTCACAAGGTGATGCACTACATATCGCTGTTGTTGATGAAGACGGTGTTATTAGTGGAACACAGAATAATGTATTAGAAACATATGAGAATGTTTCTCAAGCACCTGATGCTAAGACTGATACTGGTGCTGGTAATTACTATAAAGAACTAATTAATCAAGGATCCCAGTGGTTATGGTGGGGTCAACATAATACCAATACAAGTAAAGCAGGAACTAATGCTTCTCTAGGAACTAATTATCCTGGAAATGATTTACCAGTAAGTGCTAGTATGACAGACGGTAAAGATGGAACTACTCCAAGTTCTGCTCAGAAGATTGGTGGTTATGATAAATTCAAATCTGCTGAAGATGTAGATGTATCTTTAGTATTAGGTGGTGCTGCTGATTCTACTTTAGCAATTCATCTAATTAATAATATCGCTGAACATCGTAAAGACTGTATCGTTTGTTTATCTCCTGAAAGGGCAGATGTAGTAAACAATAATGGTTATGACGGTAAAGAAGCAGATGATATTATCTCATTTAGAGATTCTCTACCAAGTTCTTCATACGCAACAATGGATTCAGGTTGGAAATATCAATACGATAAGTATAATGATGTTTACAGATATGTTCCTCTAAACGCAGATACTGCTGGTTTAATGGTTCAAACTGATTCTACTAGAGATCCATGGTATTCACCTGCTGGTTTTAATAGAGGAAATGTTAAGAATGTAGTAAGATTAGCATATAACCCTCAGAAAGCAGCGAGGGATGCATTATATAAGAAAGGAATTAACCCAGTGGTTACTTTCCCAGGACAAGGAACTGTTCTATTCGGTGACAAGACTCTACTTGCTAAACCAAGTGCGTTTGACCGAATTAATGTTCGTAGATTGTTTATTGTTCTTGAGAAAGCAATTTCTACTGCCTCTAAGTTCACTCTATTTGAGTTCAATGATGACTTTACAAGAAGTCAATTCAGAAACTTAGTTGACCCATTCTTAAGAGATGTCCAAGGTAGAAGAGGTATTACAGACTTTAGAGTAGTTTGTGATGCTACAAATAATACTTCTGGGGTTATCGACAGAAATGAATTTGTTGGTGACATTTATGTTAAACCTAATCGTTCAATTAACTATATTCAGTTAAACTTTACGGCAGTGAGGACTGGAGTAGAATTTTCTGAAATAGTTGGTGGTGCGAACTAAATAGAGTAAAGGAGAAAATAAAATGGCATTTAATGTAAATCAATTCTCGGGTGCTCTAAAAGACGGTGGTGCTAGAAACTCGCTGTTTGAAGTTACTATCACTAATCCTATTAACGGTGTAGCAGATATCAATGTTCCATTTATGGTGAAGGCAGCACAAATTCCTGCCTCTTCACTAGGAACTATTGAAGTCCCATACTTTGGTCGTCAAATTAAGTTGGCTGGTAATAGAACTTATGCTGAATGGACTCCTACGATTATCAATGATGAAAACTTTGATATTCGTAATGCGATGGAAGCATGGTCACATGCTATCAATTCACCACAAGGCAACTTAAGAACTGCTGGTGGATCTGCTCCTGCTTTATATAAGTCAAATGCTCAAGTAACTCAATATAGTAAAACTGGTGAGATACTAAGAGTTTATAACTTTGTTGGTATTTACCCAACTGAAGTTTCTACTATTGACTTGGCATGGGAAACAGAAGGCATCCAAGAATATACTGTAACATTCCAATATGACTATTGGGAAGTCGCTGGTGGTAGCACTGGTGACGCAGGTGGAATCTAACACCTAATTGAAGTGATTCTAAGGGATCGTATAAATATACTTTATAGATCCCTTATACAATATGAGAAGATATTATGGCAATAGAACTATTCGGTTATCAAATAGGTAAGAAGGAAGAAACTCCTCCTTCAATCCAATCATTTACACCACCAGAAAATCTGGACGCAGCAGTTCCAGTCAACGAAGGTGGAGTATTTGGCACTTCGGTAGAACTCGAAGCAACTGCTAAAAATGAAGCACAACTAATTACTCGTTATCGTGA